CGTATCCAGCCCAGCTTATCCCAATGCCTCAAAGGCAAGCGTCATGCTTCTAGAGCCGATGCAGGAAATACTCGGATACAGCATACATGTATTAAATCTAAAGCAGAAGTAGAAATAAATATAGATGGCTCAAAAACAATTAAAAAACTTATTTTAGAATAGGGCTGTAACTTAATATACACGTGAGGTTCATGGTTAAACTTCTTAATAACTTAATAACTTAGGAATAGAGATGATTAAAAAACTTTTAAAATTTATTTTATATCCTTTTAAAAAATTTATAGATTGGTTAGCTAGTGGCTTACCAAAAGGGAAATAATGGTTGATGAGAATATGACTTGTAAAAAATGCAATCACATTTGTCATTGCAGTAGAGAATGTTGTGATGATTGTATTAGTTGTGAATGTAATTCTAGTCAAGCACAGGATTTAACTTATGAAAATAATGCTTAAAAATATTAAAAGAAGATGATGACGACTAAATTAACACAAAGGAGAAATAGATTATGGTATTTAACTACACAATTCCTGATATGAGAGATAAAGTCTTGAATTTTTGGGATAGGAGAAGTACAAAGACTAAATTTGTATTATTCTTAATATATTCAATTATATTAATAGCGATATAACAATGACTCACAAAGTTAATTCTTACGAAGCAAAAACCAAGAGTTTACCAAAACTTTTAGTTGATAAAGCTTACGAAATGCTTACTAGTGGAGAAAAGCTGACGGCTAGTGAACTGAAAGTTTGTTTAGATGCCTGTAAAACATACGGAGTAGAAATAGATGAAGAACCTAAGCAGACTATTACAGACGACTTGCCGTTTGATGAGAAGTAACTTTAGATGGTTAGGCTTTATTTTAGCATTTGTTTCGATATTGATATTATCAAGTACAAATGTTAATTTACAATGGATTGGTTGGAGTCTTGCAAGTATGGGGACTCTTATTTGGGTATACGCCTCACATCAAGATAAAGACCTACCACGAAAATGTATGGAAATAATGTATTTAACATTATCTCTATACGCAGCTTACAATTGGTTTAATTATGGTTAGAAAAAGAATACAAAAAGAAATAGAGCCAGGTGTAAAGAATTTTAAAAACTTTTTATATTTGGCATGGCAACATTTAACTCTACCTCAACCTACACCTATACAATATGATATAGCTGATTTTTTACAATCAGACAATAGAAGATTAGTTATAGAAGCATTTAGAGGAGTAGGGAAAAGTTGGATTACGAGTGCTTATGTATGCCATCAGTTACTTATGAATCCACAAAGAAATATTCTAGTGGTTTCAGCTAGTAAAAACAGAGCAGACGATTTTAGTACGTTCACACAAAGGTTAATCTCAGAAATGCCTATCTTAAAGCATTTGATTCCAAGAGATGACCAAAGACATTCTAAAATTAGTTTTGATGTCGCACCAGCACGAGCTTCACACGCACCTTCAGTTAAATCTTTAGGTGTCACTTCGCAGCTTACAGGTTCACGTGCAGATTTAATAATCGCAGATGACGTAGAGTCAGCTAATAATTCCCAAACACAATTAATGAGAGATAGACTTAGCGAAACTGTTAAAGAGTTTGACGCAATTATTAAACCTGATGTTGGTCGTATTATATTCTTAGGAACACCTCAGACTGAAATGAGTTTATATAATGACTTAGAGGAAAGAGGATTCAAAACTAAGATATGGACAGCTTTATATCCTACAGAAGTACAGACAATTAACTTAGGAAGTAAACTTGCTCATATTATTAAAGACGAACTTAAACAAAACCCTAAGCTTAAAGGTAAACCTACAGACCCAGGACGATTTGATGAAACAGATTTAATGGAACGTGAGGCTTCTTATGGTCGTAGTGGTTTTCAATTACAGTTCATGTTAGATACGACATTATCTGACTTAGAACGCTATCCGTTAAAGCTTAACGATTGCATAGTTCTTTCAGGAGTAGAATCTTGGAAAGAAGCACCAGCTAAAATACAATGGGCTTCAGGAACAGACCAAGTTAAAGCTATAGATAGCGAATTACCTAACGTAGGGCTTAAAGGAGACTATTGGGTAGCCCCAATGTACACTAGCCCTGAATACACTAAGTTTGAAGGCTCTGTGATGAGCATAGACCCTTCAGGACGTGGTGCTGACCGTACAGGCTACGCAGTAGTCAAAATGTTGCACGGAGTGCTTTATTTGACCGATTGTGGGGCTTTAGAGGGGGGTTACAGCGACATTACGCTTGAAAGGTTAGCAACCATAGCAAAGCAGCAAGATGTCAACCAGGTAATCATAGAGAGTAACTTTGGTGACGGTATGGCTACAGCTTTACTTAAACCAGTTATGTCTAAAATTCACAATTGCTCTATTGAAGAGGTAAGACACTCTAAGCAAAAGGAATTACGAATTATAGATACCCTTGAACCTGTTATGAACCAGCACAGGCTTGTAGTGTCGCAAGAGTTAATAAAGAATGATTTTCAGTTACCTATAGACCATCAGTTGTTTAAGCAAATGACTAGAATAACTAGGGACAGGGGTGCTTTGAAACATGATGACGCTTTAGACGCTTTATCTATTGGAGTAGCTTATTGGATAGAGCGAATGGATAGAGACCAGGTTATGTCTTACAAACAACACAAAGATGACTTATTGTGGGCTGATTTGGATAAGTTCATGGAAACGGCTACTGGTAAAAAACCAGGTAAACCGAGGTGGATTAATTAGTACCCTTATTAGAACCAGAGGGGTTAAAGTCCCTATACGTATATATAAAGGAGAACTATGAGATTACTATTAGTAATACTATTTGTATTCCTATTCGGAACTACAAGTTACGCTAATGATAAGAAGAAAGAGTTTATAAGTATGGTAGAAGGGTGTATTGAAGGAATTGACCACCCTGTACACATACCTAGTAAACTAATAATAGGTATTGCAGCTCTAGAGAGTGGTTGGGGAACTTCTAGATTTACTACAAAAGGCAATAACCTTTTCGGCATAAGAACCTTCGACTTAAAGAAACCCAATATGCAACCTTTAGATAACTCTAAGGCTGATTTCGGTGTGAAGGTGTACGACAATAAATGTGATAGTGTGAAAGACTTCATACGTATTGTTGAGAACAACTATAACTATTCGGAGTTCCGAAAGTTAAGAGATGAAGGGTTTAATCTGTATGTATTGATTAACAGTCTCACAGCGTACTCAGAGAACCCACAATACACAACCATATTAAAGAAAGTAGTTAAAAACTTATGATAACATTACCAGAAATACTCTTATTGGGTGTCGTCCCTCTAATGGTATATAGAGGAATTAAAAAGCTTGTGAAGATTTTGATAAAAAAATGTGAAAGGGTGTCATCTTATTAAAAAACCGGTTGTTCCCCCTTTGTTCTTTTTTGAACTGACTTTTTGACCCCTTCAAGTTCTTCATTAATTGCAAAAACTGATTACTTTAGGTTTCAATCAGTTGCTTTAGGTTTTATTTTTGCTTTAAGTCTCTAGTGGACTGTTTTTTTTAACTTAATATTAATAACGACAATCAACTAATTATTCTTTTTAATTAAACTTTAATATTCTTTAATTATTCTTTTTGTTTATTCTTTAATTATTCTTTTAATTATTCTTTTTGTTTATCTAATATTTTTAATTTTTTAGGGGGTAGGGTAGTATCATAAAAGTTTTAAATCTTAATCTGTGACGCTCTGAGAGCGTTTATTTAAAACTAAAAACCTCTAAAATACTATTTTTTAAATAAATCTAATTTTAAGTCAGTTTTTTTAAACTTATATTTTTAAATATATTTAGCATTTTTAGGGCATATCCTGGACAAAGAACAAAACAAGAACGCCCAGGAAGCTCATTTTTTGCTTAAATAAGCCTTGATATATAAGCCTAATTTTTTTTTATTTTAGGGCTTGTAATTCTTTTAAAAATGTTTAAATATTCAATTGCCGTATAAATATACGTACGTTTTAAATAATAAAGTCTCAAAATTAAAACGTGGTTTCGTAGGCTAGTTCACACGAATGAAAAAATTTTATTTTTAAAATTTGAATTTGTCCGATTGTTAGTAATGGACTGATTGAATTTTATTTTATTAATTTAAAATAATGAGTTTCAATATAACTACTAACAGAAAATAATGGACATAAATTTAAGGGCTTTAATGAGTAGTCTTTATATTTAACTTAATAAAGAGGTTAATTATGAATAAAATATATAATAATAAAAATAATAGTTACATTGAATTTGAAAATGTAAACTATAAGACTAGCAATGAAACTAATAACTTTTTTCAGGGTTATAAAGTTCGTTTATATAAACAAATAAAAGATAAAACATACAAGCAAGTTTTAAGCGTTTTTGAGGTTCAAGCGGACTTATGGACTAAGTTTAAAACTATGTTTATTAATGATTTAATAGGCGTTGAAACTAAATATTATTTCATTGATGATAGTATAGTAAGAGGTAATTAATTATGATGATAGTTAATTATAAAAGTAAAAAAGACCTAAAAAATGAAATCGGTAAAAAATTAGATTTTACTGAAACTAGTCTTTTTGGTGCTGAGTATAAAAGCAACGGAAAATTTTCGGCTTGCAATAGACCCTCTATAAATACGGTTTTAATTAATAGGGGTATATTAAAAGCTAGAGAATTTTTTACAACTATTACAATGGAAAATGATTTAATTAAAAAAGTTGAATAATTTTTTTTAAAAATCGCAATTCCAGGTAAACAAAAAAATAAAATGTAAAGACTACTCATTTAAGCCCTTAAATAATTTTTCTACTATGAGAACACTTTCATTTAATAAACTAAATGAGGTTAATTATGTTAAACAATTATCTAACATTTACAAAAAGCAAAAAACTATTAAATATTGATAAAAATGCAAAAACTGTTAAAGGTCAAAAATATGGATATTTAACAGCTATTTTATATTTAGCGTCATCAAATTTAAGTGGTTTTAATGTATGCCCTCAAGCGAGTAAAGGCTGTAAAAAAAGTTGCTTAGTATCTAGCGGTCATGGTGCATTTAAAAATGTGCTTGAAGGGCGTATAAATAAAACACGTTGGTATATTCAAGAACGTAAAACTTTTTTAATGCAATTGAAAAAAGAAATTATTCAATTCATTAAATTGGCTGAACGTAAAGAATTGACACCGTGTATTAGGCTTAATGGAACTAGTGATGTTAATTGGGAAAATACAACTATTTTTAGTGATTTTCCTAACGTGCAATTTTATGATTATACAAAAATCTATAAAAGGGCTATTAAATATGCTAAAGGTCAATTGCCTAATAATTATCATTTAACATATAGTTTAAATGAGGATAACAAAAAACAAGCATTTAACATTTTAAAATTAGGGGGCAATATTTCAGCCGTTTTTAGAAAATATATACCTAATAATTTTAAAGGGTTTAAAGTTGTAAACGCTGATAACAGCGATTTACGATTTAAAGACCCTGAAAATGTTATTTGTGGTTTAAAAGCCAAGGGCAAAGCAATAAAAGATTTTTCAGGCTTTGTACTTGATACAATTGAAAGTGAGGTTAATTATGCAAAATGAAAAATATAATTTTTACAATTCGCAAAGTTTAAAAAGATTAGGCAAAAAAAGCTTACAAAGTTTTTTAGGTTCTAGATTTTTTAAAATTGGATATGTAAAACAAAATGGCAAAGCAACTGAGCATATAGGGCGTTTAAATGCTACTAAGAAGCTCAGCGGTTCAAAATTTAAAAGCGTAGGGGCTTTTAATTTTAATTTTTGGTCTATGACGGCTGATAATTTTAGAACTTTTAATATTGCCAATATCATTTATATTAAAGCGAATAAGTATTTAATCACTAAATTTTATAATAATGAAAGTGATGAATATACTTTTTGTTTTAGTGAATTTGATAAAAAATAATAAATAAAATAATTAAATTGAAAGTGTTCTCATAGTGGAAAATGAAAATCTAGTTAACTTAAATGGATATACTAGTATGATTTTTTTACTAACTTGAAACTTATAATTGCGACATATGAAAAACTATGCCAAGGGACGAATTTAATTCAATCCGTATTGTAAGTTTCATTTTATAGATTAACCTCTATAATAGGGGCGAGGGGCGACTAGTTCGCCCTTTGCCTTCATTTTATAGGGGCGATTTAAAATAAATAAACCTAAAATAATAAAGGGGCGAATATGAAAGTTCTATCATTATTTGACGGTATGAGTTGTGGACAATTAGCGTTACAACGAATAGGGGCGAATGTTGATTCTTATTTTGCAAGTGAAATTGACAAGTATGCAATTCAAATTGCTAAAAAGAATTTCCCAAATACAATTCATTTGGGTGATGTAACAACAATTGACTCAGT